GTAAAGGTGATGTTCAAGCAGTTAAAGAAGTAAATGACAAAGACCGTAAGCAACAACGTAAGGCTGCAACGACTGGCGGTAAAGGTTCAGGAGAACCAATATCTCGTAAAATCTACAGACGTTCGGATATAGTCAATTTAATGATGAACGACCCAGACCGATACAAAGCTAATGTTGAAGAATTTGACAGAGCTTATGCAGAAGGTCGGGTTAAATAAACTCTTAAACTTATAAAAGGTATTTTGAAATGGCACTAGGAACAGCACACGTCACCAATACAACGGCGGCAAAATTTATCCCAGAAATCTGGTCAGACGAGATTGTAGCAGCATACAAAAGCAATCTAGTACTAGCCAATGTAGTAAACAAGATGTCACACGTAGGCAAGAAAGGCGATACTATTCATATCCCTAAGCCTACTCGTGGCGCAGCTTCAGCTAAAGCAGCTCAAACTCAAGTAACATTGATTGCAGCTACTGAAAGCGAAGTAATTGCATCTATCGACAAGCACTACGAGTACTCTCGTTTGATTGAAGATATTACAGACGTACAAGCACAACCATCACTACGTTCTTTCTACACTGATGATGCTGGCTATGCACTAGCAAAACAAGTAGACGCTGACATTGGCCTATTGGCTAAGACTTTTGGTGATGACAACGGTTCAGGTTCTGACTTCGTTCACTCTAACAGCTTCTACGTTGACGCTGCTAATGGTATTGCTGCTTACGCAGTTGACACTGTAGCCGTAACTGACTTATTTACTGACCTTGCTTTCCGCGAGTTGGTGAAAGAGTTAGACGACAACGATACTCCTATGGACAATCGTTTCTTAGTTATTCCTCCATCAGTACGTAGTCAGTTAATGGGTATTGACCGTTACGTATCTTCTGACTTTGTAAGCAGTCAGGGTGTACAGAATGGCTTAATCGGCCAGCTATATGGTGTAGATATTTTTGTATCTAACAACCTACCTGTAGTTGAAACTGCTTCTGCTAACAGCGCTTCTGCTGTTGACACAGTTGGTGCAATTATGTCACAACGTGACGCAATGGTTCTTGTTGAGCAAGTTGGTGTTCGCACACAAACTCAATACAAGCAAGAGTGGTTGGGTGACTTAATGACTGCCGATACACTTTATGGTGTTAAGACAGTACGTCCAGAAAGCGGTTTAGTAATCGCAGTAGCTAAGTAATTTAGCTATTAGTTTGGGAGGCTGCTTAGGTGGCCTCCTTTTTTAATTTAAGTTTCAGAGGTCTGAATGGCGATATTTAGAGGAACAGGTGGAGCTGGTAGTGGTAATAATGACGCTACTGTAACCGCTGTAACAACTAAGGCTAACGAAGCCGCAACTTCTGCAACAGCCGCAAGTGGTTCTGCATCGAGCGCATCAAGCTCTGCAACTGCAAGCGCTAATTCCGCTTCCACTTCTAGTACTAAAGCAAGTGAAGCATCTACAAGTAAAGACACAGCAACAACTAAAGCTAGCGAAGCATCTTCTTCCGCTACCGCTGCTGCTAACTCGGCAACAGCATCTGCTAACTCAGCAACTGCATCAGCAAACTCCGCAACTGCCGCAGCTAACGCAGTACCACAAGATGAGTTAGCTGCTACAGGCTCACCTACTTTTGCTGCTATAACAATTAATGGTAACATTACTGTATCTGGTACAGTCGATGGCAGAGATTTACAAACAGATGGCACTAAGTTAAATGGCATTGAAGCTAATGCAACAGCAGACCAAACTAATGATGAGATTAAAGCCGCAGTAGAGGCAGCATCAGATAGTAACACTTTTACGGATGCTGACCATACTAAATTAAATGGCATTACTGCTAGTGCTAACAACTATGTACATCCTAACCACTCAGGCGAAGTTACTTCCACAGCCGATGGTGCAACTGTTATCGCATCTAATATCGTAGATGAAGATAATTTAAAGATTTCTAACTCTCCTAGTAACGGCTACTTCCTATCAGCCCAGTCAGGTAACTCTGGCGGCCTTACGTGGGCTGCTCAAACTACCTATAGTGTTGGAGATGGTGGGCTTACTAGTAATGACTTTACAGACGCAGACCACACAAAGCTAAACGGCATAGCAGCAAGCGCTAATAATTACGTACATCCTAATCATAGTGGTGAAGTAACATCTACTGCTGATGGCGCTACAGTAATTGCTTCCAATATTGTAGACGAAGATAATCTAAAGGTTTCTAACTCCGCTGTAAATGGGTATGTATTAACAGCACAGTCAGGTAACTCAGGTGGTCTAACTTGGGCAGCCTCAGCCGCAGGTGGTGCAACAGGTGGTGGTAATGACGAAATATTTTACGAAAACGGCCAGACAGTAACGACAGACTACACTATTACTAATAACAAGAACGCTATGACAGCAGGTGCAATTACCATAAACTCAGGTGTAACTGTAACTGTACCTAGCGGTTCAACATGGACAATAGTATAAATGAGTACAGTTAAATCAAGTAGTGAAGACCTAACCTTAAATGCAGATGGCTCAGGTAACGATGTAGTAATTCAAGGTAATGGCACTAATACAGCTACTATTACTGCTGAAGGTTTATTAAAGTATAACTCAGGTTATGGTTCTGTTGCAACTGCCTATGGTTGTAGAGCATGGGTAAACTTTAACGGAACAGGAACAGTTGCCATCAGGGGTAGTGGTAATGTAAGTAGTATTACAGATAATGGCCTAGGAGATTATACTGTAAACTTTACTACAGCTATGCCCGATGCTAATTTCAATGTTGTTGGGATGGTCTGTGCCACCTCGGATGGGAATAAAAGTTCATTAAGAGGAATTAGTTTATATGGCCCTGCCTCCATTACAACCACTACTGCTAGAATTAGAACTATGAATGGTATTAATACAGCAGCTTATGATGCAGAAACAACTAGCGTTTCAATCTTTAGATAAGGACAATTATGAGAATTATATACGAAACAGAAGAAGGTGGTGTAGCAGTAATTATACCTGCACCTGAATGTAATTTAACTATTGAAGAGATTGCAGCTAAGGATGTACCTAAAGGCGTTAGCTATCACATTGTAGACGCATCAGAAGTACCATCAGATAGAACATTCCGTGGAGCATGGTCATGGGAATAGTAGTAAACGTAGATAAAGCTAAAGACATTACTAAGGATAGATTACGTCAAGAACGTGAGCCTTTATTAGCAACTCTTGACATTCAGTACATGCAAGCACAAGAAGCAGGTTCTAATACTTCAGCTATCGTAAGTAAGAAACAACAGCTACGTGATGCACCATCACAGGTAGACAGTATGACTACTGTAGACGAACTAAAAACAGCAGCGTTACCAGACGTAGGTGTATAAATGGCAATAACATTAAATGGTAACGGCACTGTCACAGCGGATACTGTAGTCCTTACTGCTGGGACTGTTACAGGTAGCACAACCAATGGTGCAGTTGGCACTTATGCTTGGGCTACATGGGAAAATAGCAACACCGCCGCTGCACAGATGGTATTTGGAACTACCTACGCTGGTAGCCTTCTGTTTCCTGCTGGCTTTGCATCATCCAGCGCCACAGTAGTTACTACAACAGGCCAAGAACACGTAAGGTATGGCAGTGGTAGCGCCATTTCTGTGAAAGACGGCACTGTTTCAGCCTTTAGTGGTACTTGGCGATGTATGGGACAAACGTCACCAGTGGCTAGTGCCTATGACGAGCAGCCTGTAACCCTATTTGTAAGGATTTCCTAATGTCTGTTATTATTACAGAAGTACGCAACGCACAATCTCTACAAGCAGACAACCTACGTATGGTCGTAGAGATAAACCACCCAATACATGGATGGATACCTTATGGTATAGACCCATCCGATGCTGATACAACCATTGACAACTATGAAGTGATGGCTCTTATTGGCTCAGACTTTGCAGCTTACGTACCACCAACCCAAGAGGAGCTTGATGCACAAGCGGATAGTAGAAATCGTAGTTTACGTAACACACTCCTTGAGACTGAAGTAGACCCAATAGTTGGTAATGCCTTACGATGGTCGGCACTTTCCTCCGAAGAACAGGCGGCACTAGGTGTATATCGACAAGCACTACTTGATGTACCACAACAAGCTGGTTTCCCTAACACACACACATGGCCTACCCTATGAGCCAAGAAGACAACAGATATTTAACGGAAGCAGACATAGACACTATAGCCGAGAAAGCCGCTGAGAAAGCCTTAGAGAAGGTCTACGCAGACGTTGGTAAGAGTGTTGTAAAGAAGTTTCTGTGGATTAGTGGAGCTGTAGCTATTGGTTTAGCCTTATGGCTATCAGGCAATGGTGGACTACCAAAGGTATAACAATGGCAGCTAATAAAAAAGACCCACGACTAGCAAGGGTTGGTGTATCTGGTTACAACAAACCTAAACGTACACCTAACCACCCTAAGAAATCACACGTAGTAGTAGCCAAAGAAGGCGACAAGATTAAAACTATTCGCTATGGTGAGCAGGGTGCTAGTACAGCAGGCAAGCCTAAAGCTGGCGAAAGCGCACGTATGAAAGCTAAACGTAAATCATTTAAAGCACGACATGGTAAGAACATAGCTAAGGGTAAGATGAGTGCGGCTTACTGGGCTAACAAATCTAAATGGTAATTCTTGACATTGCCTTAAAAACATGGTATAATAAATAATGACTTACTTAGAAGTAGTAAACAATATATTGAAGCGGTTGAGAGAACGAACTGTATCGACTGTAGAAGAAAGCAGTTACTCTTCTCTAATAGGGGTACTAGTTAATGACGCTCTCAAAGACGTAGAAAACTCACATAGCTGGTCTGGGTTACGGACTACTCTTACGGCCACTACATCGGCTAACGTATTTAGCTACGAGTTAAATGGCGCACAAAACAACCTAACAGTATTAGATGTCATCAACGATAACGATGATTTTTTCCTTAAAGAAAAAGATGCTCATACTTTTAACAGTTACTTTTTAAATCAGTCACCGCAAACAGGCTCACCCTACTACTACTCCTTCAACGGCATTAGTGCAGATGGTGATACTCAGGTTGATTTATTCCCAATCCCAGATAAAGAATACACTATTTACTTTAATGTAGTTCTTCGGTCAGCAGATATGACATCAGACGCTACTGTATTTAGCGTACCTACTAAGCCTATTGAGCTGCTAGCTTATGCACTAGCCGTAGAAGAGCGTGGCGAAGATGGTGGGGCTAGCCCTGTTAGCGCATTTGCCAGAGCGCAGAATTCTTTGCAAGATGCAATAGCTTTAGACGCACTAAAGCATTCGGACGAGACTATTTTCTATGAAGCGTAGAAGCGTATTTTTAGGGGCGCTAGCCACTAGTGCGACTACGTACTACACTGTGCCTGCCAACACTAGGTCTAAGCTAACACTACTACACGTAGCTCCTACAAGTGCTACAACAACTATACCTAATCTAAGTATTAAAGTAGGCGATACTACTATACCTGTAGTAACTGCACAAAGTTTAGCTGTTGGTACTTCAGCTACTTACTTTTCTAGTACTGAATACGTTATGTTGGAAGCTGGTACACTAGTAGTTGCACACTCAAATAACTCAGCCTGCTCATTAATTATTACAGTGGAAGAAGAAACTTCCGTAGCGAGTACATTCTAATGGCTAAACCTCTAGTAACAGCATCGTTAGTAGCACCTGCTTTCTTAGGTTTAAACACTCAAGAAAGTAGCGTAGCCAACGACCCTAAGTTTGCTCTTACTGCTAACAACTGTGTCATTGACCAGTTTGGTAGATTAGGCGCACGTAAGGGTTGGCTATATCGCACTAGCTCAGGTGGCAGCAATGTTAATCTATTGGGCATGCACCCATTTTTAGATATAACAGGTGCTAATACTTTAGTATCGTGGAGTGCTACTAAGTTTTATACTGGCCTAGCTACTCTGACTGAACGTACACCCACTACTGGCGATACAATAAACGCTGGCAACTGGTCTTCGGCTACTCTTAATGATAGAGCATACTTTTTCCAACGTAACTTTGAGCCGTTGTACCTCAGTAACGAAACAGGCTCTTTAGTATTTGAAAGCCTTGATGAACATGATGACTACACTGGTACAGCACCTGAAGCAGATATTGTCCTAT